CTCCACGATCTGCAGGCTTTCGATGTGGATACCGGACGTGTTGTCTGCGCTCGGCATGTTGATCCATAGCGCGGCCCGGGCAATCGCCGACACGTAGTTGGAGAGGTCGCTTTCGACGAATTCCCGCGCCATCGCCCCGTCCCAATAGAACCGAATGACGTGATCTCGGAAGCTAACCTTCAGTTCATACGTGGTGTCGGCCGCTAGCGTGACCGCCTGTGCGGTGCCGCGCGCCGAAAGATTGGATGTGATGTGGAACGACCACCCTCCACTGTAGTTCAGCCCGGCAAACACGCCGTTCACAAACGCCTGCGTCGGGTCGTGGCAGATGCCGAATTTCAGCACCGAGCCATTTGTTGTCGGCACAGTGAGCACGCGCAGCGTCAAGATCGCGTCACAGTTGCGCTGAGGGAAAGTGATGTTATCCGCGTAGTAGACGCAGTTCTGTCCGGCCGCACCAGCGCGTAACCGGTTCGCGTCCGACAACACCAGCGACCCGCCCGAATAGTTGCTGTTCTTGGTCCACGTGATCTCGTCGCCGACCGCGTAGTCCTCAAGCGTCGTCCCGGCCGCACCCGTGAAGGTGTTTTCCCACTCCTCCAGTTCAGGCTCCGCCTCCGTCGTCACATCCTCCAGCGTGGCCGCGGTGCTCGTGTTGTCCGCCGCATCCACCGCCACGAGCGAGAACGGACCGTAAGCCGTTTCAGCATCCAGCCCGGTCACCTCGTAGCTCGTCGCATTGCCCGCGATGTCGTCGGCCACCACCACGCCGTCCTGCGACAGTTCGTAGTGGTCCACGCCCACGTTGTCGGTCGCAGCCGTCCATCCGAGCGTGATGCTGTTGTGCGTCACGTCACTCGCCGCGAAGTCGGTCGGCGCAGTCGGCGCCTCGGTGTCCGGCTCGTGCGTGATCGCGAAGTCCGCGATGCTGGCGAGATCGTTGCCGCTCGCATCCTCGATGCCGTCGCCCGGCTGCGTGTAGTCGATCGTGCCGGTTTCGTCTGCGGCCACTGTGCGGCTCAGGCTGCACGTCAGCACGCGCGTGCCGGCGCCGCCGGTGTACGTGGCCGTCACGGCGCCGCCGCTTAAGCTCAGCGCCAGGCCCTCTGCACCACCGCTGCCGATCACGATCGGCTCGGAGAACCGGAAGGAGATCGACTCGCCGTCCAGCGAGATCCGCGCCCAGGTGAGCGTCGGGGCGGTCACGTCCGGGCCGGTGGCGAGCGGCTTCCGGGCGCGCGACAGACTAAGGCCGAGGCCGAGCATGGGGTCAGACGAAATGCGCTACGCCGCTTCCGCTCGTCAGGGTGATGCTGGTGAACTGGGTCAGGCAGTCCTGGCCTTGCGGGATCGTCTTGCTGGCAAGACTGCCCGTTACGTTCGAGCACATCGTGGCCGCGCTGATAACGAGGTCTTCATCGAAGCACGCATGCACGCGGACAAATCGGCTGTATCCGGTCGGAACGGTGATCGGGTCGGCCCCGCTAAGGATGACTGAACCCGGCCCGCCGACAGTAACGCCAGCGCCGTGGTCGAGGAACATTCTGGCATCAGTACTCATGGTGAAAATGAGCTATGCGACCCAGCCGCCCACCCGCTTGCTCTCGAGTAGGTTTCGGAATCGCGGCAGTTCGTTGACGATGTTGCCGATGTTCGTGGTCGAGCGGATCTCGTAGAACTCGGTGAGCAAAAGCTTCAGCGCGTGCACAAGCACGGGCGGGACTGCAGCGGCAGAGTCAGCGCCAGCAACAAAGACAACCTCAACCGCGTCGAGGCGCTCCGCCAGATCCGGCCAGTCGTAATCATCGATGCGCTCGATGAGCGTCGGCCCATTCTCGCGCAGGTGCACCCGGTAGTGCGTGCCGGCCGTCAGCGTGACCTGCGCCCCGCCGTCCGCGGGGTAGTACTTCACGCTTGAGACTGCGGTGACCGGAGCGCGCTCGATCGCGATCAACCGGCCCTCTGCGCCGCATCCGCTCGGCCAGGTGTCGAGCGTCATTCGCCACGTTTGCGAGATGAACGCGCGTCCGGTGAACTCCTCGATTGCCTCGCGACAGGCAGACACGAAAGCGCCAATGCTCGTGTCATCATCGCTGCCATCGACGCGAAGATACGCCTTCGCTTCCGCCGTGGTTAGCGGTTCGCTGGCTGGTGCAGCGGTACGTGTGTAGGACGTGCGCACGTTTGGAAATTGTCCCGCGGGCAGCCGATCCCCCGATGGCCGCCCGCGGGTTTAGACGTCAGGCAGTACCGGAACCCTTGCCCACGTGAGTCTCTACGTTCGTGCCAGTCGGCTGCGTCACCGGCGCGTTGTTCACGCCGTAGATGATCGCCTCCGCACTGGCCACGACCGCGTTTTGCGTTCCGCGATCAACGACAATGCGAGCGTACCGCTTGCGGGGGCGCGACAGATCAACGACGAAGATTTCCTCGTCGTCATCATCGGCCACCGTTTGCGCGGTGCCCTCGATGTCGGCAGCGTCCGAAAGGTCCGACGCATCGCCGTGCTGCACCTTGATGGAGGTGACAGCGCCGGCAGTGATCGCGCCCATGCGGACGATGAACAGAGCACCGGCCGCGCCGGTAAGGTCGTGAACCGAACCATTAATGTCCGTCGTCGCGGCAGTGCCAGCCGACGGAGCGATCGCGGTTTCGATTCGTGCGCTATTGGAGAGTTGCATGGCGCAATCCTCCGTTTAGCTGGCAGCGAGCTTGACGCGGGCGAAGGCGTTCTCGTCCACCGGTGCGCCATCGGACGACATGCGGCCGATGAATCCAATCTGGTTGGTGGCCGCGTACAACTCGGTCAGGCGCTGCACGGTGTACGGCAACTGATCGACGATCCAGTAGTACGACAGGTTTCCGAAAAGGCCGACGTACAGACCGGCCGTGAAGGTGTTCGGAACGTACTCTGATTCACGGACCGCATAACCCAGCAGCGTGTCAGGCTGGCCGGCGGCAACCGACGGCTGCCAGAGGTACTGGCCGTTGCTGTCCTTCAGCTTGCGAGCCATCTTCACGGCGTCGCGATGGAGCAGCCAGTTGGCGCCCTGCCGGTACTGGGCCTTCACGGAGTAGACCGTCTCGATCAGGCCGTTGACGGTGAAGGCCGTGGTGGTGTTGTCCGTCGAAACATCGCGGCCCGTGCTGATGCCGGACGCGCTGGCTGTGAAGAGGCCGAGCGGCTTACCGGAACCGTCGCCCGTCAGGAACGCCTTTTCCTGCGTTAGCGCGAACGCGTACGCCAGACGATCAGCGACGATGCTCTCGGCCGGGATGGTCGCGACCTCGAGCAGCTTCATCGAAACCTTGACGAGCTTCGACAGAAGGTTTGGCGCCATCGTGCGCTTGCCGAAGGTGAGCGCGGAGTCCGCGGAAACCGCCTGAACTTCAGTCGTCCAGTCCGCGTCGGAGGCGTTCGCGCTGATAGTCGGGACTCCGAGATTGGCGAACGAGCCCAGCGTGTACTTGGTCGCCCCCTGCCGGACGAACACCAGGTCATCGAGCTTTTTCAGCACCTGCTGCACGAACTGCTGCGGGGCAACAATGTTGCCGCCCGCAGAAGCAGTGTCGGCGGCGAGGTCGCGCCGCTCGCCAGTAAGGAGGAAGTTGCGGAAGTCAGCCGCGTACTTCTTGGAGCGCTCCTCGTCCGCGCCGCCATCGGCGCCATGGATCGGCTTGCCGTTGGTGGTGGCAAGCTCGCGTTCGCGCGCCTCTTGGCGCTCGGCGACGCCGATGTTTCCCTCGAGGCTCTTGATGTCCTTCTCGATGGCGTCGATCCTGGAAAGATCGTCAGCCGAAAGGACGCCGTTCGTGGCGGCATCCTGAATCTTGCGCACCTCTCCGATCAGGTTGGCGCGCGTCTGTCGCAGTTCAGTGACTTTGTGCATACTATGCCTTGGTGTTGATGTTACCGTTTTAGCGCGCCTGATCGCTCAGGACGGCAAAGTCTCCAGCAGTCGAATACGCAGCCCGTTCAGGCGCCGCATCACCGCGGGGTCGTTCTCGGATTTCGCCTCGGGCGCCGGCTTCGATGGACGCGACCGGGTGGCGATGGACGTGTCCGGGTATGCCGGGATCGCCACCGGCGAGACCTCGATCAGTTCGACGTCGAGCAACTCCCGCACGTCAGGTTGGCCGTTCTCGCCGGCCGTCCATGCATCCCTCCGCGTGACGAAGCCGAACGACATTCCCTCGATATTCCGTGCGCGTACGTCCTCCGCGACGTCCCGCGCGTGTGATGTCTCTGCCAGCTTAATCTCGACCAGTAAGCCGACGTCATCCTCTGTCAGCGTCAGGGTGCCTGCAGACCTTCGAGCCAGCACGAGGCGCGTGTCGTGATGGGCCAGCGCAAGGATCTCAGACCCATCGGAGAGCGCGCGTGAAAAGGCCCCCTTGCGAACAACCTCGATGAAGCCGCCTAGATCCAGGCTCGGCTTGTTGAACACTGCCGCGTAACCTCGAAGGGTCGCGGGCTTGCCATCCTCGGCGGCGCGAAACTCAAGCCCGGTCAGTGCGCGGCGTTCTACGGAGTTGGTGTTCATTAGTTGGCGTCGATTGGAATCCGCTTCGCATCGCCGGTCGCCGGGAACGAGCCCAGCGGCCCCATGTTCAGCGGCTGCATGTACGAATCGCCGCCATCCACGCGGTTCATGTTCTCGGTGTCGCGGATGTCGTTCACCGAAAGGAATCCGGCTTCGCGACCGACCTTGTAGGCCGTGAACCGACTGGCCATGTCGCCGCGCAACAGGCCCTCGAGGTTTAGTTCGATGAAGAAGCTCCGTCGCTCAGTGGGCGTCAGGAGAACCTGATTCAATCGCTGCTCCCACCGCACCGCCCACGGGCGAACGCAATCAGTGACAAACTCGATCGACTGATGTTCGATGTTTGAGAACGTCGCCCCGCTCATGTCCTGAATCTTGTGCAGCGGCACGCGGAAGATTCGGGCGATCTCGGGAATCTGAAACTTGCGCGTCTCGAGGAACTGCGCGTCGTCGTTCGTCATCGAGACGTTCGACCATTTGATGCCACCAAACAGAACCGCCGTGCTGCTCTGGTTATCTCCGCCCTGGGCGGCCTGCCAATTCTCCTTTGTGCGCTTAACGTCGTCCGGCGAAATCTGCGCCGGTACCTCAAGATGCCCCGACGGTCGGGCGCTGTTGCCGAAGAACTTTGCACCGAACTTTTCAGCCGCCAGCGAGAGCCCGATCGACTCTCGCGCAAGCGTGATAGGCGAGTAGCCAACGACGCCATCCGGCCCCATTCCGCGCAGATGCAGGAGTTGGTCCGGGCCAAGGCGCTCAGTCGCACCCGTAGCGCTCGTCACGACGTAGACGGCCGACATGCCGTTGACGTAGATAGCCACGCGATCCGGGTGCACCGGGTCCAGCCCGACCACCCGTCCGCCGCCGTCCCGCAGCACGCGCGCGTACGCATTCCCGCGCAGGCAGAGGTGCGCCTGCATCATCTCGCGAAACTCGCATGAGGTCAGCAGATCATTCGGCGAGTCGTGGAGAATCGGGTAAAGCGGATGATCTGGCGCCTTCTCTTTCCCGCCGCCAGGTAGCCGACGGTATACATGCGCCGGCAGGGTTCCGATAGTCCCGGCGATGACCGACACACACGCGTAAACCGCCGACGCCCGCAGCGCCGTCTCAGCCGTTACGGTGATTTTGCTAGCTGTCGTGTTGTAGCCAAACAGCGTGGCCCAGTCGGTCGAGTTGCTCGACGGGTGCGACCGCTGCTCTGACTTCTCCGCGCGCGAACGCAGCCCTTCCGCGACTAGGGCGCGGTCTTCGTCGGCTGCGAGTAGGTCTAGCGCGGTTCCGCTTCGGGCCACGTATCCACGCGGGCCGAGCTACGCAAATCGGACAAGAGCAAACGCGCGGGCGTCGCCTTCTGTCGCCAACTGTCGCCTTTTACCAGACTTCGACTCGGGCCGAGACCATTGGAGATGCCAGCATGGCGCGGCCGAGGGACATGATGAGCGCGACAATCCCGTCGATTCGCTCGGTGCTCTTGCGCTTGCTCGGCTTGATGTTGCCAGCCGGGTCCATCTCGACGGCGACATTGCCGGCCATCCACCGCAGGATCGGGTTTCCGCCATGCACAAATGACCGCCCCAGTAATCGCTTCTCCAGCTCCTTTGCCGCGGGCGAAAGCGATGCGAACCCCTGGCGGAATGGCACCATCGTCAGCCCGTCGCCCTGAAGTTGCGTCGCGAGTTGCGTCAGGTTCCAAGGGTCATACGCGAGCTCCCGGAAGGGCGTCCGCTCATGCATCGCCATGATGTCCGCGCGCACTCGATCGTAGTCGACGACGTTGCCCGGCGTCACGCGGATCAGGCCCTGATTCGCCCATTGCTCGTAAGGCACGCGGTCGCGTCGGCTGCGCTCACGCATCGTTTCCTCTGGCAGCCAGAACGTCGGAAGGACCACATCCGGCTGATCGCCCTCGCCGTCGAAGTAGCGCACGAGGGCGGCAATGTCCGTCGTCGCCGCCATGTCGAGCCCGCCGACGCATTGGCGTCCAGTCACGGCAAACTCGTCCAGCGACACCGGCCCCGCGCACGCGTCCCACGCCGACAGCGACAGCCACCGCACATCCTGTTCGGTCCAGACATTGAGCTGCTTATTCAGGAATGCGTTCAGCTTTCCGGGCAACTGCTCGGCCATATGCGACTGTTGCCGCATAAACTCCTCCGTCTTGGCGATCCCGAGCAGTGGGTTCGCCTTCCGCCATGACTGCGGGTCGTGTGGATCGTCGCCTTCGTCGATCGTGTAGATGACGCCGAAGTAGTGATCATCCGTCACTGTCCCCTCAAGGATCGACGCGACATGCTTGCGTTGCTCCATGCAGATGCCGAAGCGGTTGCTGCCGGCCGTCGTGATCTGGAAGATGAGCGGCTGCAGGCGGGCACCCATGCCGTCGTCGATGACGTCCCACAGGTCCCGGTTCGCCCACGCGTGAAGCTCGTCCATCAGCGCGAGCGACGGATTAAGGCCGTCGAGCGTTTCCGAGTCGGCGCCGAGGGGCTTCCAGACGGATTCGCGCTGATCGAAACGGATCTCTTTGACGCGCAGGCTCAGCATCTCCGTCAGGCCGGGCGAGCCCTTGATCATCGCGCGGCCATCCCGCCAACCGATCTTCGCCTGATCCTCCTTCGTCGCCACGCTGTAGACCTCGGCGCCAGACTCCTCGAGTAGCCCCATGATGCCTACGCCGGCGGACTTGGTGGTCTTGCCGTTCTTGCGCGGGATCTCCTCGTAGTAATAACGGAACCGGCGTGGCCCACCCTTGTGCGTCTTCCATCCGTACAGCGCGCCAATGCTAAAAGCCTGTGACGGGTGGAGCGCGAACGACTCGCCCGCACGCTGGCCCTTGTAGTGCCGTAGCGACGGGAAGAAGTTGATGCGCTTGACTGCCTCTTCGACATCCCAGTGAAACGCGCGCCGCTCGAGGTCCGTCAGGTGACGCTCGCACGCCAGCCGCTCCCACTTACAGGCGAGCCGCTTGCCGTCGATGACCTCGCGCGCGTACGCAGTTACCGGGTCGGCCGTCATTTGACGTACTCGGAGAACGGGTTGGCTTTACCGTCCGACGACTTTGGCACGCGCGCACGGTCGACCGGAGAGAAGCCGAGCTTGGCCGCGGCCGACTGCATCCGCTTCGCTGCCGCGTCACGCTGTGAGCACTTGGGATTGGAGGCGAACACCCCGTTGTTAAGCATGACCGTCACGCCCTCCTTGCGGATCTCGCGAGTGAGTTGCGCAAAGTCGGCATAGGATTCGGCATACACAGCAAGCGTCGCCATGTCGGCAAGGGTCAATGCCCGCCCCATGAGCTCGGCCGCGCGCTCGTACTCGGTGCGCGCCTCGTCAGCGAGCCAGTCGGGAGCCTCGGGTTTGCCAGCCGGGTACGTGACGCCGGCTGCTTTGGTGGATGCGATTGGTCCGCGGGAGCCCATTAGTTTAGTATGTTAGGTAACGGGGGTGAGAAAACCCCCTGCGTTTTCTCGCGAGGTAACCGGCCGGTGTACGTCGTTATCCCCCAGACTTTTAACCCGCCCCCGTCCCACTTTCGGGATTTTCGCGTTTTGCATGGTCATTTTTGCTCATTTTTGTAAAAAGCGGCAGCTTTTGCCGGTTCTGCCGTCCCGGAAGTGGGATTTTTACAATTAGCCGGGACTAATTCGTGCAAATTGAGGCCGTAATTCACTTGCATTGCAATATGGCCGCCTCCTTCGCCCGCCTCACCGCATCCCGCGTATCCTCCCCTCGCCTCTCCCGTCGCTCCACGTCCGCATGGCAACTCGTGCACAGCGGCGCGAGATTATCCCAGTCATAAGCCAGGTCCGGCCGCTTGCCCAACGGCTCGATATGGTGCGCGTCGGTCGTCAGTGCAGGCCGATGTGGATGCAGGCCGTATGGATCACAGCAAAGTGGGCTGGCCGCCTTGAAGCTGTCACGGCACCGATGCCAAGCGCCACCGTTGCGGATGCGTGCAGCCTCAGCCAGCGCCGGATCCAGTTTGCGCTTGGTCGCATCGTACACCGCGCGCCCACTCGACCGCTGATGCTGCATGCAGTAGCTGCCCGACGGGATAAGCGTAGGGCAGCCGGGATGGCGGCAGGGGCGTTTGGGTGCGGTCGGCATGCTCAGTCGATGAAGGCGACAGGCGTCCACCTCGGAGCAATGATGCATCCGCCCAGAGGCAGTGGAATGACCTCCCCCTCCGCGCGCTCCTCGATATGTGCCACAGTCAGCCAGCGCACCTCGTTCCGGATGCGCAACGGCGCCCACAAGAACCGGCAAATCTTACGAGAGTCGCCAACGCTAACCACTGGTTTTTCATTCAAAGTCCAGCGCATATGCTTCGCTATGTGGTCACCACCGTCACCCGCGGCTCACGTCCTTCAAGAACGTCACTCCAGACATGCTTCGCCTTGGCGATCATGTGGTCGATGTAGCGCCGATAGTGGCCGCGTGCGCACTTGCGAGCGTCGTAGGGCAAGTCGTCTATCAGGAGCGTCCGATCATCGAAGGGGTCGAACGCTGAGAAGATGATGCGATTTGGTCGTTTCATGGGGTTCACCAGATGAAGAGCAGTGAGACGATGAACCAGCCGATGCCCGTCTCACCGTTCGAGATGTGGATCAGGTAGCCGCACACACAGGCCGAGGCGAAGGTTGCCAGCGCTTTGCCGATGTACTTGGCGGTAAACTCGTCGATACGTGATTTCATGGCGTCTCGCTCTTGATGTGGTGTAGTTCGGTCAGCATGTCGGCGATCGCTTGGCGCAGGTTGTGGCCCGGTTCCCTGACGCGCAGGAACAGGTCTCGGGTGAAGATGATGTCGGGCTGGCTGGCGTTGCGCGCGCGATGCCTCCGCCGGGCAGGCTCAGTGGGCATCGCTGTTTGCCCGTGACGACGGAGCCATGCGCTTGACACCCATCGGTCGCCGAATCGGACACGTCCTCGCCTTGATGCGTTTTTGGTCATTTGTACGTCACGCTTGCGTGCGCCCAAGGTTAATCTCCGGTAGTCGGTCGGTCATGCGTCAAGTCCGAGTTGGCGACGGGTGGCGACAGTTGGCGACGGGCGACCTTGAGCCAGCGCGCGACCTTGCGCGTGCCGCCCGTGCGCCAGACTTGGCCGTTGACCAGCACGTCGAGTTGCCGGTGTTGGCCGACCTGTGACCGGACGATCTGCCAGTGCGTGACGCCTGTCGCCGTGTAGGTGCGGCCTTCGCGGACAACCTGCCCTCGCGCGTCCTGACGAGCACGCCAAAGACAGGTGTCGGCGTCGGGCTCGCGCTGCATGCGGCGTGCAGCCATAACGCGGGCAGAGGCTAGGCCACGGATACGACCCAGCTCCTTTGCGCGCTCTCGGCGGGTGCGGCGGTAAGACCTTCTAATCATGGGCAGTGTCGCATAATGAGTGGTTGGGGCGACGAACCTCCCACTCTGCGTGGGCCTCGTCGTGGCCGTAGTAGCGCACCCACGTCTTGCTGGCCACCACGTCAAAGGCGTGTGGGTGGAAGCCCAGCGGACGACGGCGCACCTCGACGGTCACCGAGTCGGGGTTGTCATCGCTGTAGGGCGGATAGTCGCCTTCGATCACCGAGAGCGCATCGGCCTCGGTGGCGAAAAGCCCTAGCGTGTAGTATCTCTCCTCGTCGGTCGCGTCCACGACCTCGAAGGCAAAAGCCCCCGCCAGGCGCTCACCCAACGCCGGGAGCTGTCCGGCTGGCTGGGCTTGTGGGGTTGTTTCAGGTGTATTCATGCTGTCGGTAGGTTGGGGTTTTACGCTCCTCGGCGTGTCATCTAGGCGTTCAGTCGAGAGGCGGTTTGCTGGTGGCTTCCATCGCCGGAAGGTCGAACTCATGCACGAGGTCGAGTCCTTCGTGGTTGGCCTCGATCACGACGGCACCGCCTTGGCCATTGATTGAGACGGCGCGGATTTCGATGTGCTTTGGCAGCGTCGAAAGAATGACAGACAGGAGCTCGGCAGTTGGTCGCCACGGCCCGTCGCATTGGGTGCGTTGTTGGATTTCGGTCATGGTTTGAAAAGAGAGCCCCAACCAGGCGCCCACCCAACGGCGGCAAGCCGCCGCGGGTGAGCTAGGTGTTCTCGTGATCGAGCGTCACCCCGTTCGGGTGGCAGTTCAGGATCTCTCCGGCGTAGCGCGGTGAGTCGTCGTCAAAGAGTACGTCAAAGTTTGCCGACGAGTTGTGTCCGATGATGACGCCGCGCGCCTCGCCCACCTTCACGCGCTGCCCGCACCGGACATTCGGCAGCCCACGGTATTGCGCCGTGCGGATGAAGTCTGCGGACGTGTGCGGCGCACCAACTTTGCGAGCGCGGATCGCGGTAAACGGCACATCAGGCCAGGCGTCCGTGACGTTGAGGTGATATTCGCGCTTCGCCCGGCCGCGGGTGCGAGCGTTGATAATCTGCTCGCCCCAGTCTGTGCCGACGACTGAGCACGCGAAAGAGAAGACACGAGAACCAGACGCCCACCCAACGCCGGGGCTGTCCGGCGTGCGGGAGTCAGGGGTTGTCGCTGACGTATTTGAGGTGTGGTTACTCATGAGTTTTCGTCCCGGCGACGGGTGAGGCTCGGTGTTCGGCTAGATGTAGTGCTTGCGAAGATCGCGAAGTGTGACCGTTGACTCCGGTTTCGCTGTCACGCGTGCCTCGATAGCCGCCCACGTTGGGCTGTATTCCGGCCAGTCGCTTTCCACGCACACGCATTCCAGAGCGCGCTTCCCATCGTCGATGCGTCCGAGCGCGCATTTGGCGGCGATGCGTTCCAGGGTGTCCCGCTCCGCAGGCGTCAGGTACTTGTTGGCGTCTTTGATCTTCACCACGAGATAGCGACGCTCACGGATAAAAGCCGAACCAGCCACCGACCCAACGCGGGCCTTCGTCCGGCGTGGGGATGTCTTCTGTGATTTCTTAGGCATAGAGTGGTTACGTTGCTGAGTTCCCGCCCGCGCGGGTCATTGGAGTGTTCGGCGAAAGCGCGATGACCTGCTCTTCGAGTTCGATGATGTCGCGTTCGCGCTGCCGGATGATCGCGGCTTGCCGCTCTCGCACGTTGCGCAGGTATTCGTTTTCCTTCCGCAGCTCACGCAGCTC